GTCGATACGCATACGTTCGCCGGCATTCGTAAATAGAGCCATGTAATTAGAAGTATGGTTATATACGATTTGTCCTGAAACCGCAGCCGTGTCAGTAAAAAGAATACGTTGGTCAGCAGTTGTCGATCCAAGAAACTGCATACCCATGTTGGCGTCCGTTGACTCTATAACAAACTCGCCGTGAGTTGCGCTGGGCGTACCGCCGGTGGCTGCGCTATTTCGTATCCGAACTACCGTACTTGCCGCCTTGTACAGATCAAGTAAATAACTCGGTGCCGCATTACCAATACCGACATTACCGCTGCTGTCGATACGCATACGTTCATCAGTACCGTCTGTTAGACCACTAGTATTAGTTACAAAAACGTGGTCGCCGTTTCTTGTTCCATAGACAATACCACCTCGGAAGCCACCATCAGTAGCATCCCTTTTACTTCCACGAATATAACCAAAAGTTGAATAAGTACCTGAAGAATTATACTTACCTTCAAAGATTAAGGCACCGCCTACACCTTCTGCATAAGCAGTGTCATCTTTTAAAGAGAGTGTTTCTCCATTCCAAATCGAAGAGGTTGGAGAGGCTACCGTTTCAATTATATCTACTTTAGCTGTAGGACTACTTGTACCAATACCGACGTCGCCGCTGCTGGTGATACGCATACGTTCTGAAGCATTGACACTAAACCGCATCGCTTCATCTGTACGATCCACCATAATGTAGTTAGCGTCTGCATCAGCGAAATTGTCGTGGTCAAACACAATTGCTGGGTTAGCGCCAGAAGCACCTGTATCGGTGCGGATTGTTCCAGCAACGTGGAGTTTTGTGCCAAGAGCAGTATCAACGGTGCTAACGCCAATACCGACATTCTGGCTGCTGTCGATAGTGATCGCGGTACTGCTGGCATTGTCGTCAATGCCGGTCGAAGTAAACGTCGTAAACGTACCCGCAGCCGCGCTAGAACCGCCAATCACCGTGCCGTCGATGGTGCCGCCGTTGATGTCGGCGGTGGTAAGGACCGCACTATTAATAGTAAATACGCCAGTGCTATTGGCGATAGACCCCGATGCGGTACCGTCCTTGGCCTTGATATTAGTGACTTCAAGGTTCGTAGTATCAATCGTAGTAGCGTCAATAATATCCGTCTGGCACGCCTCTACGTTGGTGCCGTCACAGAACAGGAACGCCGTGGACCCATTCGGTACAGCTACGCCAGTACCACCGGAGGTCTTGAGGGTAACCTGCTGTCCGGAGATGTTCTTGAGGACATAGAGCTTTGTAGCGGCGGGGCAGATAATAGTAGCCGCAGCGGAGGGGTTTCCGCCACCATCGTCGTCCGCGACCAGAACAGCACAGCGTGATTCAGAAGTCGTGCCGTTAGCAGTCGTAAGGGTATGGCTGTTTGCTGTCCAAGAGTTGATCGTAGCAAGACCAGCGACCGCCTCCTCAACCATCTCGGTGATGTTATCGTTTACAACATCGCCCCACGAACCACTAAGCTCGCCCTGCACGGGGAGTGCCAGTTTAAGAATAGTTGTATATTGAGTCGTCATGCTGTCCGCTCCACACCTTCGTATCTGTATATTAACTTATACAGGCTTAAAATCCACTAACATTTTGCCAACTTGGTGTCTGTGAAGTAGTTATAGCACCCCAATCGGGTGTCTGACCAGTATCTACCTCACCCCATACCAAGAAGCTACCTGCGGTGCCAGTAGCAGACACACCTGCAACACTTACCACAGACTTAGCCACAACTGTAACACTACCCAGATACCCAACCCCGGACACGTCGGTAACTGCAAAGTTGCATCCGGCGCTTACAGATACGGTACCAATAGCGCCTGTAGCACTCAGTCCAGATAGTGCGACATCTGCGGCACCTGTAGCCGTAACTGAACCCAGCGCAGAAGTGGCGGACAGTCCACTCACCGCCACGTTAGAATCGGCGTTTACGGTTACCGACCCAACTGCAGAAGTAGCAGCTAAACCAGACGTAGAAACATTAGCGTCTGCAACAACTGCTACAGAACCAAGCGCAGTAGTACCGGCTACACCATCAACAGATACTACTAAAAGGTCGGTGCCCCAAGCCGTCTGACCCCAAGCACCCCCACCCCAACCGGAATATTCTACGGACGAGGCCACTTGGAATCCTTACTTAAGCAATACGGATGATAGCGTTGCTAGCGTCAGCAGCCGGGAACTGAATGGTAAAGTCGCCAGCCGTAGAGGTCTTATCACCACCAAAGTCCAGCACAGCCACAGCGGGGTTAGAGCCACCAGACTTATAAATAAGCGCCCCGCGAGCCGTGATTGTAGCCGAAGACCACGTAGTATCAGCAAAATCGAGGAACGCCGTGGTGCCAGAAGTGGTTGGGTTTGCTGAGATAGTAAGAGTGTTACCCCCAGCAGAGTACCCAGTACCACTAACCTCATTGGTGACGGAGTACGCGGTCGTGCTCGCATCGAGCGTAGCCGACGAGGTATACAAAGCGATTTTGAACGTCTGCGCCGTATCGCTGCTAAAATCCATTTCGCCGTCAAGGAGCGCCTGCTTGAACGACGTGCACATAGCCTGTGTGATTGCCATAATCTATCTCCTATGATACGGCTTGCCGAAACTGTCCAGAACGGTAAGTATCTTCTCTTAACTTACCATCACCCAGTACCTTCAGCAAGTTTATTGACTGTAAGTACAGTTTCTCGTACATCGCAACAACGTCCTGCTCGCCCTTTAAGAAGCGTATGGCTTCGATAAGTGCGCCGTTCAGCAATGCAGAGTCAAATTCATCACCTAACCAAGTCGTTCCAGCGGTAACAATCGACTCAGGGTAATATCCATAATGAAGCTCTGTTGTATAGTTACTATCAGGCGTTGGACCTACCATAAAACTACCATCAGAGAAGTACGCATAATGAGCGGGTAAGCCGCCGGGGGAGGACGCCGGATAGGCTTCACGGATGAAGTTAACATCCTTGTTAATCAGGTAGTTATAATCCCCACTACCATCAACAACAGCCAAAGAGTACGCCCACAGAAAATCCGTGGGCATCCCAAGGTAGCTATTACCACTTGTAAACGTACCGGTTACATTTTTACGGAGGGCCGGGATCTGCACAGAGTTATAGATCTTCTGCTCAGCCTGTTCAGTGAACATGGCAAGCTGGTCAGCCGTGAAAGACGTCTCACAGATGTCCTCGATATTAGTGGTTAACTCTGTGTAGTTCATGGTTAGGCCATCGGACCACGGGCCATAGTGCCCTTAGTTGCCGCTCCAGTACCACGAATTTTCACACCAGAAGTCTTAACACCCTCCATACTGCCCTTCGGGCCATATACTTTTGGCATGTTCGTGGCTTTTACGGGCATATTAGATGTCTTTTTCATATCTAACTCCTATTCTGTGGTGACAGTAACAGAACCCACTGAAACTGTCCCTACTAAATTGTTTGGTGTTAGGTTGAACGGATCGTTCATACCAACCGGATTCCACCCAAACTGTATATCCCGGCTCGGCGTTAATTCAGCGGAGTCGGGGCGCGGGTCTCTAAGAGCCTGCGGGTCATCAACTGGGTACTCGCCAAGATGTAATTGCGGGTGGTCGGGGTTCCAACATTCAGGACACGCTTTGATGTTGCTGTTTCGACCCTTTACAATAAGCTCTTTAAGTTCCCGTAATTTATACTGAAACCCACAAACATCACATATTGCAAGAGCCTTCTGAGAAGACGCGAACCTCTGTGACATTAGCAGACCCTCGATGCACGCGGAACGAACCGAACTGAGGCTTTCTCCCTATCTTCGCCAGCGGCTAGGTTAAACTGCTCGTCATACTCAGCCTTAAGCATCTGTGCGCGGGGCGTTAGTTCCGGCACCTTCATGGCGATCTGATAAGCCAGCCCAGCAACAAGGCACGGGAGGAAGCGGAAGTTCATATCCGGCGTCTCAACACCACTCCCAGCATCTTCAACACGACGCATACGCCAATAAACAAACGTATAATCGTTACTGTCCGGCACAGGCCAGACGTTGATCTTGGGGGCGTCGCGGAGTCTCTCTACCCAAACCTGAATCGGCCTGCCGGTAGACAGCTTATTAGGGATAGAAGAATAGGTGCTGACGCTAATACGGCTGATATTGAGGTCTGACTGCGTGGTGGCGTTACCCGCGTTGGTCCGAATCACCTGCTCCAGCAGGTCAATGGTGTCGGCGGGGAGGGTATACTCACCTGTACCGCTTACGAGGCTGACCGTACCCTCGTCGATAGTCCACATGTTGATGCCACGGTTCTGCCACTCAATAGTAAGCAGATTCATGGACCTACGTGCGGTACGCAAATCATAGCCCGACCGCATCTCTCGGCCCGCACGTTCCCACGCCTCTTCAGCGATCTCCGTGAAGTCCATATTAAATGCGGTAGTGCCTGAAGTCGTCATTTGCGCTTCCAACCCTCACGAGCTTTGGTCTTTGCTTTGCTAGACAACTGCCCGTAGTGAAATAACTTTTTAGATGCGTTTGACATAGTTTTGCCGGTCATAAGAGTCCCGTCGGGATGCTTGTGCATACCACCCTTGTGCTCTCTACCGTCTGCAAAATAATGTTTAACGCCCTTTGCCACTATGCTTTCCTATATCTAGCCGTTTTCTCTGCAATCTTCTTGGGCTGCTTTACGAACTGCTTCCCGGCAGCAGTCCCACGGCGCTTTGCTTGCGTGGTCGCTGCATACTCCTGCGGGGACAGAGACTTGATGGCGCTTTCCGGTAGGTACCGTTCGCCCGTCTCGCTCGACTTCTTGCCTGATTTGGTCCGCCATTTCTGCTTCGTCCAATTCTTGAGAGACTGCTGCGGCTTCTTCAGACCACCTGATTTGTAATACCTACGCATCAGGACTTATAACCGCCGCCTTCGGCTTTGTACCTCTGCGCCAACATCTGTGCCTTACGGGCACTCCACTGACCCGGCTTACCGCCTTTACCACCGGCCTTGATGCTTTCAAAGAGCCGCTTACGCATACCGGGCTTCGTATAGTTGCCCGCTTCGTTTACACGGCTCTTCGACTTCTTTGACGATACACCACCACCAGTGCTGTACATCTTGTAGCCGCAGCCATCTTTCCGGTAGTACTTACGCATTACGCGCCTTTCATCTTCACCATTTTGGCTGGACGCACGCCGCGCTTAGCCATACCACAACCGCGGACCTTGCCGCCTTTGTTGTACTTCATCATGCCACCACCCATCTTCTTGACGGGCTTCTTTGGGGGCTTGGGTTTACGTTTGGGCCGGGGGGTATCGTCGAAGTCCATAGGTATACCGCGAGTAATCTCATCACCCGGAGCACCGCCAACACCACCAATAATTTCTTCCCGGCGACGGCCAATATCTCTACTGCGGCGTACTTTCTCAACATTATCGGGAGTTAACAGACCAAACCCCGGATCGCCCTCGACCTTATCGCCCTCGGCGTACTTCATGACCTTGCCGCCACCCATCATCTTGCCTTTACCATCAGCGGCATAGAACGGCACCATTTTGCCGTCTTTTTCGACCATTTCGAGTTCACCACCCTTGGCGTAGCGCTTCATCATGCCGCCGCCCATGTAGTTCTTAGACTTCTTCATAAATTCTTCTCCAACAGATTGAGGTACGCCGGTTTTTTTAGCGAACTTAGGGTTGTTGGCTACTGCAGCCATAAACCGGCGTTGTTTTTCGGATTTAGCAGGCATTAACAGTTCCACTTACGAAGGCTTTTGTTAATCCTGCTGTTCGGATCATTCGCTGTTTTTGCGCTGGTGTTACGCTTTTTCATACCCTGCATACGCGCACAGAAAGACTTGCGGCGATTAGCCGCTTTAGAACCTTTCTTGAGCTTACTTGGTTTGGTTGTTACAGCAGTTTGCAGTTTGCTACCGGGATTCTGCCTCCGATAGCTGGCAACACCTTTCTCGTTAAGACCGCCAGAGGGGTCTTTACCTTCTTTGCGCTGCCAAGCGGGGGATTTAACTCCCCCGCCCGATCTGTAATACCGCCGCATAGCTACTAACCAAACTTCTTACGAAGATACATAATGACGGTGTAGGTATCAGCCGATGATGCGCCCACAGTCGTGAACTTGATATCACCAGTTTTACCCGTACCAGCATTATTGGTAAGCCCACCAAACACGGTATAGTCATGATTACCGCTTTGGTTCTCACCAAGCTCTATGCAAAAGGCATCTGACGTAGCGTCCCAGAGGATCTGGACTTTCATGCCGATGCACTGCCACCAAATACGTTCAATATCGACGCCGGAGCAGGCAAGACCATTCTGGTCAGATTCTAGGGCGCTGACATCTACCTTTGTAACCGCTGACTCTCCGGTGCCGTCCGAAATATTGGTGAACTTAAGCACCGCATGGGCCGGACCATCAATCAGGGTTTGAGAGGTTACTGCATCAGCCATGAGTTA